GCAGTAGTTACCGTGATAACGTATGGAATAGTGCATTGTGGTTGATTAGACTATCGACGCCCACGACCTCAGTACTTGACATGCAATACTCGTCGTAGTATCGTTCAAGTGCGACCTGTTCGTCTGGGGTAATGCCCCAGGCAATGAACACGTTCAATCGCGCCTGGGCCGTGGGTTCGCTGTAAATCCGATCCATCCCTTTGCCCAACATATACATACCGCTGTTACGCTCTAACTCCTTGGCAACTTTATTTTCCACGCCCTTGCCAAGCTGAATCAAACGCCTATAGAAATTTTGCAGGATGGGTATACCCCCTGTCATGCTAAGCCCGCCTTTACCAACTGCTGTCATCCAAGCTTCCAATAGCTTGGGCTTTGACACATCTACAGTGATAAGCGAGTCTTTGCGCAGTGCTACGGGGATGTTTCGGACCATGATCACTTGGTTGTCACCGTACTCAATGGCCCTCATCTGGCAAAATTCTATCTCAGCTAATCTATACACTGGTTTTTCCACTGTCATCCTAAATCCCATTTCGAAGAACCAATCTTCTAATCCATTCATAAAGTCTTCCTGGTGCCTACGTTCCATCATGACAACACAATCATCTCCGTTGTTCATTAACTTCACGTGTATTCCTTTCCGGCGGCTAAATGCATACACAAGTGCACACATAATCAGGCAGTTGCCGAGAGCTGTATTCATGTCTCCGCTAGCTCGTCGACCAACTACTTTATAGGTGAGGTGGCCATCTTTACACTTGGCCCCACCTCTTTGATGGATCTGGCTTGTCAGCAACATCGCTAACTCCTTATCTCTAAAGATGCGATTGTACACCGAGTGCTCCCACTCCAGTGCCACTTTACTGACGTGCATATCAAACTTCGCGGCGTCCAACCCGATCGCCACCGGGTCGTCGAAGCTACGCCACTTTCCTCTCATTATTTTCCCTATCTTCTCAAGATTGTATCCTTTAATCACAGTGGGCCCATCACCAAAAATTTTATCGATTGCATGGTATATGCGGTGCTCGATGGGCTTAATGTAGGATGCAACCCGAATATTGTAGACGGGGTCGCGTGGTTGAATGCACCGAGGTGCTTTGTTCGGGTTCACCTTTTCCATTTTAACAAATGCCTTCAACCGTGAATATTTGTGATTCCAGCCCTGAATTTCATACCTTTGTTTGGCAGCTAGGTAGATAGCTTTCTTACGGCCCTCATACATCTCGACAACATTGTCCAGGGTTACGGGGGCGGCATGCCCAACTATCTTCGTTACCTTGTTACCAAAAGGATCCATCCTGATTCTGAATAATTCACTATCCACCTCTGGGGGGGCTACAAACTCCCCTTTTACCTTACAGTAGTACATTCTCTCCAACAACGCTGCCGTTAAGGTATCTATGTCAGCGTTGTTTACCCCTAAATCGAGCGAAGGCCCTAACTCTGTTAATGAGTATAGTGTCCTAGGCTCTACAAGCGCCTGGTTTCGCCACACGCGCAAACGTGGGTCCTGCAACGTCGAAACGTGGCTTTTCCCTTGTGTGGCTACCAAGCGCCCTCAGCAGTTGTCGCGGCCGACGAATGCCGACCACGACCACTTTACGTAAGTATCACTACTGACCATGTACCGAAATAATGGAGACTTGGCCTGATACGCCACCATGGCTGCCTGCTTCTTGGCAGCCCTACTGTAGCGAATTTTGGCGGCCATTAAATCGGCTGCGTCATTCGTG